TTAGCTCAAAAGAAAAAGCTAGAGAATTTGAAGTATCATTTGGAATAGATAGAGGAAATTTTAATAAAATAGATACATTTCAAATGACAGGAGAAGGAAATGCTAGAAATATTCTTCAAACACTAGCTGATATAATTAATGATTTCTATTATCAATATGATGAAGAAATAGATAAAATTATAATTAAAGGAACAAACGAAAAGCGTAGTAAAATATATAAACAATTTCTTCCAAAATACATTAATCCCGAGGCAATGGGTAAAATTGAAATAAAATGATAAAATTATTAGATATATTAAAAGAAGCAAAACAATCTATTGAGGATTTTGCTGGCACTAGATTAAAAGGTGCTGAAAAAATTGCTGATACTACCTTAAAAGCAGGTGGATTATCATTATTAACTTATAAACATTATAAAGTTAAATTACCCTATTATAAAAAAGCAGCAGCAGGTAAATTAGATAAAGATGCTGCTAAAAAAGAATTTGAAAAAACTTTAAAAAGTATTTCCTTAGGTATGACTCAAAACCAATTTCAAACAGAAGTTGGACGTTTAGAGGTATTAGGTGAATTACTTATAGAAAATAAATAATATGTTAAATGAAAATATTCCTTACTTTAAATGTTTAGTAAGGCGTTCTCATTATACTCACAACCTTAAAGATGATAATACCTATGATAATGCTTATGCTTTTGGCATTCAATCTATTACAGGTAAAATTTTAACATTCCATATAATGACTGATTTTGGAATGGTAAGATCTAGAGTTCCCATCTCAGAATTATTTATTAAACCTCCTACAAAAGATATTCCTTTTTATTACAAACAACTATGGGATTGTTTTAGTGAAAATGTTGTTGTTAAAAAATATTCATTTTTATTAGAAAAAAGATGTCAAATTGCTTTAAGAGATAAAACTAAAATTTGGGCAACTTATCTTTTTACCGTAGATTGGTATGATAATCCATATTCGGATGAACCAACTGACTATAAAGCAGGACATATTTTAATGGCTGATGATGGTTATCTTTTATGTATGCCTAATAATAGAATATATTGGAGAGATTCAAATTGGGTTACAACCGATTTTCCATTAAATGTAAAAGATATAAAAGTAGACAAATATTTACCCTCAGTAGAATCTGTTGCTGATAAATGGATTACAGAAGATACTGATTCATATTATTATGATATTAACAAAACCATATAAAGATATAGAAATTACTGATTTTTATATTATTCGTGAATTTAGCGAAAATATAGACCCCATAGAACTTTTATGGCATCGTGATAATGAAAATAGAACAGTTGAAATAATTGGTGAAACAAATTGGAAATTACAACTCGATAATCAACTTCCAACATCAATAAATAAACCTATTTTCATACCAAAACATGAATGGCATCGAGTTATTAAAGGAACAGGAACTTTAAAACTAAAAATACACAAATCGTAGTTTTTAAAAACTATCCATATTTATAATAAAATAAAATGGCAACATATATTATATCAGGAGTATCAGCAGCAGATTGTGCAACTAAAGGATTTACAGTAATTTCATCAACATCAGGACCAACAGGTGGATTTGGTCCTATTGCAGGATCTTATAAGACAGGAGCATATGCTGGAGTAGATTTTGTAATTGGTATTGATACTGATGTTGATCCAACATTGTCCCAATTAACATTTACAGCTACAGGTTCAATTGGTGGAATATACCAAGCTCAACTAGTACCTTTGGGAGCAGCAAATAGTTATACAGTTTGTTTTCCTCAATACGGTTCCGATCAAGGAGCTGCTTCAACTTTTAACAGAATTATGGCTTATAATTTCAATTCAAATGGAACTAACTTTACTACTAATGATTATTTAAGTTCAGCTATTCAAGGATACAATATCCCCTCCCCAGCAACAGTAGCAGAATTTATTACAGAAATGAAAAACATTGGCATTCCAGTATTTAATAACTCAGGAGTATTACAATAATTTAAAATCATGATTATAACAGAAGAAATATTATTATTACAAAAACGAGCTGGTATTATTACTGAAAGTCAGTATAAAGAAAAAATGGCTGAAGCAGAAGCCGAAGATTCTAGCATTGATGATGCTATTAAAGGTGGAGCTAGTCAATTAGCAGATTTAAGTTCATTAAAAGAAGAAGAATATAAAACAACCATCACCACTGAAGGTGAAATCCTAAATGAATCAGTAACTGGTTTAGTAATAGGTGGTTTATTAGCTGCTCCTAAAATTCTGGAATGGATTGGAAAATCTATAAATTGGATAGCTAAAAAATTAGTAGGAAAAGATGAAGTTAAAATTGCTTCATGGATGGAAAAAAATGCCCACAAATGGGAAAAATTGTATATTAAAGGTATCATAGCAGCCATTAAATTTACAGGTTTTGCTTCTAAAATTTGGAAAAAAGAAGATGGTAGTGTAGATGAGCAAAAACTATTAACAACAGCTCAAGTATTATATGTTGTTATATTAGCTGTAGCTGCTGGTGCCGCCGCTAAATCCGTTCTAAGTCCAAACTCAGCTGTAGTTAAAGCTTTAGAAGCTACTTTTGGTAGTGTTAAAGTATCAGAAATAGTTGGATTTTTAGGTAAAATAAAAAGTCAAGCTAAAATAGCTTAATTTATAGACGGATTCATAGCCCGTCGTTTAAAAAAATTTTTAGAGAGCTGTGGCCTCCAATTTGGGGGTCACAGCTTTTTTTATTATATTAATGTGTTAAACATATGAGATTCAAGAAAATCGTAATCGTAGGAGCAGGTGTAGCAGGTGTAAATGCTGCCACCAAATTAGTAGACAATGGGTTTCCTGGTAAGAACATTACTATTATTGATATGGGTAATGATCCTTATAATCGTAAACCTGAAGAAGTAATGACTGGATTCTTAGGTGCTGGTGGATGGAGCGATGGTAAATTAACTTATCACACAGCAATTGGAGGACAGTTATCTAAATATGTTGGGGAAGAAAAAGCAATGAAACTAATGGATGAAGTTATTAACAACTTCAAACGTTTTCACCCTAAACCCGAGGAAGTACAATGTTCCAATCCAGTAGAGGAACCTGAATTTATTAAACCATATTTTGGATTACGATTGTTTCCTGTATGGCATGTTGGTACTGATTATCTTCATGAAATTGGTAAAAATTGGTACGATTATTTAGTATCTAAGGGTGTACAATTTATTTGGAATGAAAGAGTATTTAAAGTTGATTTTGAATCTAATTTAGTATATTTGACTGTTAACGGTAAAGAAGGTCAATACGCTATTGAATATGAAGAATTAATTTTTGGTGTAGGCAAATCAGGTATTGATTTTGCTCAACAAATTCAAGATGAATATCAATTAGAAACAGAACCTAAATCAGTACAAATTGGTGTTAGATTTGAAGCACCACAAAAACACTTTCAGGATTTGATTGATATTAGTTATGATTTTAAATTATATCGTAAGTTTGAGGATAAAGGGGTTTCATTAAGATCATTCTGTACTAATAATAATGCCGCTTATGTTGCTGTAGAAGATACTTATGGAAATCATAGTTACAATGGTCATGCTAAAAAAGACCCTAAATATAGAAACGATATGACCAATTTTGGCATTTTAATGGAAATTAATGGTATTAAAAATCCATTTGAATGGTCTCGTAAAGTAGTAAATAAATTACAATATGCTGGTACTGGTTTATATTATAGTCCATCTCGTAAACCATCAACTACATCAGAAGGTGAAAAAGTTAGTTCGATTCAAATTGATAATTTAAGTATTGTAAGACATGGAATGGGTGAATATTGGGATTACATTGAAGATTTTATTGAGGATATGAAAAAAGTATTTCCAACATTACAAGATGATTGGGGTGTTTATGTTCCTGAGGTAAAATATCTTTCACCTGAACCATTAGTTTACCATAGTGATTTAGCTTTAGTAGAATATCCTGATGTACATTTTGTAGGTGATGCATTATCTGCTCGTGGTATAACAGTTTCAGGAGCACAAGGTATATTGGCTGTTGAAAAATTTGTTAAAAAAGAAGACGAGTGGGATAACCATATGGGAGATATCATTAATTGGAAATAATTTGGAAATCAAAAAAAAAGTTATTATATTTCGAATATGAATACAAAATATCAACCAAGTAAAAAACTAACTAAAGCAGATGGTACAATTGCTTATGTTTGGGAAGGTAAATTACATAATTGGGAAGGTCCAGCATTAATAAATCCTGATGGTAAAAAAGAATATCATATTCACGGAATAAAATATACTTTAGATGGATGGAAAGAAGCAAGACGCAATCGTGAGGGTTTACCTTGGTTTAAAAATCCTGCTATTACAAATTCAAGAAACGCTGGTTAATTATGAAAATAGGACTTTGTGGAACAATGAGTGTAGGTAAAACTACATTAGTAAATGCTTTGAAGGAATTACCTGAATTTAAGGATTATAATTTTGCTACTGAACGTTCAAAATATTTACGTGACTTAGGTATTCCATTAAATACTGATTCAACAGTAAAAGGTCAAATTGTATTTTTAGCAGAACGTGCTGCTGAATTGATGAATGAAAATGTTATTACAGACAGAACTGTAATTGATGTTATGGCATTTACTAAAGCAGCTAAATCAATTAATTATTATGAAGCAGAAGCATTTTGTGGTTTAGCTAAAAATTTACTTCATGAATATGATTTTATATTTTATGTTTCTCCTATTGGTGTGGATATGGAAGATAATGGAGTAAGAGAAACAGATACTGAATATAGAAAATTAATTGATTTTCTTATTGGTTTAAATCTTAGAGAAAATAAACATCGTATCCATAAACTAGTCACATTATCAGGCACTACTGAGGAACGTATTACGAAGATGAAAGAAACAATTTTTGGATAATATGTATAATCATGAAGAAATCTGAATTAAAGTCGGAAATTAAAGAATATATTGTAGAATTATTATCCGAAGAGGAAGATAAAGAACCTACTAAAGCAGAACTTGAAAAAGAAAAAGTAAAAGGCGCTCCTTCTAAATTTAAAGTACCAAATTCAGAATTTGAAGATTTTAAAGATAAACTAAAAACTTTAGTTAAAAAAGTTAAAGACATGGAAAAAGGAGATGCTAGAGATAAAAAAATGGCAGCCCTTAAACAATTTATCAAAAAACCAGAATTAGTTAAAGCGTTTAAAGAAAGAGACGTTAAAATTGATACTGGAGATTTGATTGGATAATATGAAAATAGGTTTTCCTTATATAGTTATAGCAATTTTAGTTGCGATTATCATTTGGCTTTCTAAATGTTCCGAAAATACTATTGTTACTAATATTGATACTTTTACTAAAACATCTTATGTTCATGATACAATTAAAGTAAAAGGCAAAACCAAAATCAAACCAGTTCCTGTTCCTTATTATGTTCATGATACAATAATTGATTCAACAGGAAATATTATTATTGTTGATACTAAAAAATATGTAACTCATGACACTTTTGAATATAAAACAGACTCATTTACTGCTTATTTTTATACTAAAATATATTCAATGTGTCCTTTAGATTCTATTAAAAGCGATTTATTAGCTTCTGTAAGACATAAAATAATAGAAACTACTATTACCAAACAAGTTGTTAAAAAACATGCTTTATTTATTGGTCCTACCTTTAGTTTAATTGGAAATTATGCTTCATTAGATGCTTTATATGAAAATAAAGGAAAAACTATTTATAAAGTAGGAGTAGGAGCCAATAATAGACTTCAACCTATGTTGAATGCTAGTATTTATTGGCGAATCTCTAAATAATATGAGTCAAGATTTAAAAGAAATAATTAGACAAGAGTATGTAAAGTGCTTGCAAGATCCTGCTCACTTTATGAAAAAATACTGTCATATTCAACACCCCCAACGTGGTAGAGTAATATTTAATTTATATCCTTTCCAAGAAAAAACATTACGCTTATTTAGAGATAATCCATATTCCATTGTATTAAAATCTCGCCAGTTAGGTATATCAACATTAGCAGCAGGTTATTCTTTATGGTTAATGTTATTTCATAAAGATAAAAATATACTTTGTATTGCAACTAAACAGGAAACTGCTCGTAACATGGTTACAAAAGTTAAGTTTATGTTTGATAACTTACCTTCATGGTTAAAAATACAAGCAGAAGAAAATAATAAACTTTCATTACGATTAAGTAATGGTTCTCAAATTAAAGCAACCTCAGCAAGTTCGGATGCAGGTCGTTCAGAAGCAGTATCTTTGCTAATAGTCGATGAGGCGGCCTTTATTGAACAAATTGGCGAAATTTGGGCCTCAGCTCAACAAACATTGGCAACTGGTGGTGGAGCAATTGTATTATCTACTCCCTATGGAACTGGAAACTGGTTTCATAAAACATGGGTATCAGCAGAAAATGCTGAAAATGATTTTTTACCAATTAAATTACCTTGGTATGTCCATCCTGAACGAGATGAAGCTTGGAGAAAACGTCAAGATGAATTATTAGGTGACCCAAGATTAGCATCACAAGAATGTGATTGTGACTTTAGTACATCAGGTGATGTAGTATTTTATTCTGAATGGATTGAATTTTTAAAAGAAACAACAATTAAAGATCCAATTGAGCGTAGAGGAGCAGATCAAAACCTTTGGGTATGGGAACCAGCAGATTATACACGTGAGTATATGATAGTGGCTGACGTTGCTCGTGGTGATGGTAAAGACTCATCAGCAGCTCATGTTATTGATATTGCTACTAATACACAAGTAGCCGAATACAAAGGACAATTACCACCTAAAGAATTTGGTTATTTTTTAGTTGGTTTAGCTTCCGAATATAATAATGCAATGTTGGTAGTTGAAAATGCTTCAATTGGTTGGGCAACATTAGATGCTATTATTGAGAGAGGTTATCGAAATTTATATCATTCACCAAAATCCGACCAATTAACAGCTGATTCATACTTACGAGTATTTGAAGGAGGTTCAGATTTAACACCTGGATTTACTATGTCATTAAGAACACGACCTTTAGTAATAAATAAATTTAGAGAGTATGTTGGTGATCGTTCTGTAACAATTCGTTCAAAACGATTATTAGAGGAAATGAAAGTATTTATTTGGAAAAATGGTAGACCAGAAGCTCAATCTGGTTATAATGATGATTTAGTAATGAGTTTTGGTGTGGGAATGTTTTTAAGAGATACATCCTTAAAATTTCAACAAATGTCTCATGACATGACCCGCGCTGCACTTGGTAATATGAGTAAAATCACTCACACAGGTGTTTATAACCCAAACAATATGAAAAACCCATATCAAATTCAAAATCCATATGGCGGAATAGAAGACATTAGCTGGATACTATAATATTTATAATAATAAAAACATAAAATGGCAGATACTAAATTATTTACCCGATTAAAACGACTCTTTTCAACTGATGTAATTATCAGGAATACAGGAGGAAATGAGTTAAAAGTTTTAGATACTAATACAATTCAGCAATCAGGAGATGTTGCAAATAATTCTTTAATAGATAGATTCAATAGAATTTATTCCCCATCATCAACTTCATTATATGGCCAGCAAGTAGGAATTAACTACCAATACCTAAGATCATATATATATTCAGATTATGATGTAATGGATAATGATGCCATTATTGCTTCGGCTCTTGATATTATAGCTGAAGAATCTACTCTTAAAAATGAAATGGGTGAAGTTTTACAAATTAGATCTAGTGATGAAGATATACAACAAATCCTTTATAACTTATTTTATGATGTATTAAATATTGAATTTAATTTATGGGCTTGGATTCGCCAAATGTGTAAATATGGTGACTTTTTCCTTAAATTAGAAATTGCTGAAAAATATGGTGTTTATAATGTAATTCCCTTTACTGCTTATCATATTGAAAGACAAGAAAATTACGATAAAGAACACCCAAATGCAATAAGATTTAGATATTCACCTGATGGAATTTATGGTGGCTCAGCTAATACAGGATATTATAGTTTACCAAACCAAACCCAAGATAGTTATAATGATAAAGCTATTTATTTTGATAACTATGAAATGGCTCATTTCCGTTTAATGACTGATGTTAATTATTTACCTTATGGTCGTTCATACTTAGAACCAGCACGTAGATTATTTAAACAATATTCATTAGCAGAAGATGCTATGTTAATTCATAGAATTGCTCGTTCTCCTGATAGACGTATATTCTATATTAACGTTGGTTCTATTCCTCCAAATGAAGTAGAAAACTTTATGCAGAAAACTATTTCTACAATGAAGCGTACTCCTTTAATGGATAGTAAAACAGGAGATTATAATTTAAAATATAATATGCAAAACTTATTGGAAGATTTTTATATTCCAATTCGTGGTAATGACACAACAACTAAAATTGAAACTACACCTGGTTTACAATATGATGGTATTGCAGATGTTACTTACTTAAGAGATAAAGTATTCGCGGCCTTAAAAGTTCCAAAAGCATATATGGGTTATGATGAGAATTTACAAGGTAAAGCAACATTAGCTGCTGAAGATATTAGATTTGCTCGTACAATTGATAGATTACAACGTATTATATTATCCGAATTGTATAAAATAGCTTTAGTTCATTTATATACTCAAGGTTATACCTCCGATAGTTTAGCTAATTTTGAATTATCATTAACTACTCCTTCTATTATATACGACCAAGAAAAGATTGCTTTGATGAAAGAAAAAATGGAGTTAGCAGCACAAATGGCTGAAACCAAATTATTCTCATCAGATTGGATTTATGAAAATATATTCCACTTTAGCCAAGACCAATATGAGGAAATGAGAGATTTAATTACTCAAGACCAAAAACGTGTTTTTAGACTTAAACAAATTGAAGCCGAAGGTAATGATCCTTTAGAAACAGGTAAATCCTATGGTACACCTCATGACTTAGCTTATTTATATGGTAAAGGAAGATATGATAGTATGGATGTTCCTACTGGATATAATGAAAAAGAACCTTTAGGTCGTCCAAAAGAAAAAGTATCTAATATTAATACTCAAGATAATGCTTTTGGTAAAGATAGATTAGGTAGAGATGCAATGAAAAATGATGATCAAGAAGGATATGGTAGACCTAAAAAAGATGTTTCTCCCTTAGCTTTAGAAATTAAGGCAAAAAATAAAACATTATTAGAATCTTTAGAGAAAAAAATAATTTTTAATAAAGATACTAATAAAGAATCACTATTAGATGAAAGTAAATTAAAGGAATAAAAATCTTTATATATTTATAACAAAATCTTTGGGAATGAACATTAAACATTCTAAGTATAAAAATACAGGAATCTTGTTTGAACTTTTAGTTAGACAAATTACGGCTGATACCTTATCAGGTAAAGATTCTAAAGCAACTGGTATACTTAAAAAATACTTTGTAAAAACTGAACTAGGAAGAGAATATAAATTGTATGAAACTTTAACTAAACACAAAAATTTAACAGAAGGTAAAGCTGAAGTAGTAATTAATTCAGTAATTGAATCTTCAAAGCATTTAAATAGAGGTGCTTTAAAAAGACAAAAGTATAATTTAATTAATGAAGTTCAAAAATATTATAACTTAGAAGAATTCTTCAAAACAAAACTCCCTAGTTATTCT